TGTGCGAGGCAACAAAACGTCAATGATTGAACCTACAGAAGTTTGAACGTTAACGCCACCTTCAGAACCAGAAGTTCCGCCTGTTGCAGTCATGTCACGTGTGAATACTTCAGAAGGGATTTTGATTGAATGAGCAGAAACGCTAACACCTGAGCGCTGAAATTCAGAACCGCCCATTGCAGAAAATTCGCCTTCAACGCCTTCACGACGGCCAGTGATAGCCATTTCCATTGCGCGCTTGAAGCTGTAATCTTTAGCCATGTTAGACTTTTCTTTTTCTTCGCTACGGCTTGCGCTGTGGCCTGCTGCCTGAGCTGCAAGGTTTTGCAATTTCTCTAAGGTTTCAACCTCTGCTTTGATCGCGCCCAAACGAGCTTCGATTTCGCTTAAGCGGTTAGTTTCAGTGTCAGCCATAGAACGCGCTTCGCGCTCGATAGTTGACTGCAAGGTAGACAATTCGCCGAGCAAACGTCCACGCTCTTCTTTTAGGGCTTTAATTTTATTCATGATTTTTGTTTTTTTTAATAGTTTGTGTATCTGGCTAAAGCAAGTTTTAAAATATCCGCGCTGACTTGGCTTTGTTTTGCGGCTTCAATTTCTAGCTCTTGGTCTCTTATTGCTGCAATGCTGCGAGCGTCTGCCTCTGTATCTTCATAAGCAGGATAAGTAACGGGGCTAACATCATAAAGACTGTCAATCATTGTAATTGAACGCTTGCCCATACTACCGTATTTTTCTGACTCGCTCCAGTTCTGTTCTTTAATTGTAAAAGCAAATGAGCTCTGCGTAATGTCTCCGCGCATAATAGATCTAACTACTGACATGTGCGTAGGGTTCTCGTAATCTGGTATCCAAGTATATTCTAAATTACCGTCGCCATTTACAAACACTCTGCAAGTGTCTGCCTTTGTACGGCCTAAAATTAAATCGGCTTCGTGGTTAAACAAACAACGGATATCGTAATCTTTACTTAAAGCATTGTCAAACGCCCCGGCCATTATCACCTCTTCAAAATATCCAAGGTCAGTAACTGAATTAATAACGGCAGCGATGCCACCAATTTCTTTTGGCATGCCTTCGCCGTCTGCTCTGGTGTGGACGGTGCCCGTAAATGTGCGCCTTTCTTGTTTCATTTTAATTTATTGTTTGGTTATTTACGCCCTCGGGGTTATTGTTTTTATCTGCCGTAGCCATAAGGTTTGCAATCTTCGCGTCCATATACTCGTTAATCTGACTGCTAGGCATTAAGTTGGCTTCGATTAAATATTCGTCTCCACCATCAAACGCGTTAACATCCTCATATACCCGCGCCTCGTTTCTAGAAAGCCAGCCGCCGCGGATGCCTTTATTATAATAGTCTGCTCGCTCGTTGGCGCTAGCTCTCAACAGCGAATTAAAGTTAAATTTAAAGTAATATGTCAGCTTATCGTTTTCTGTTAACAGTTTGCGCGCGAGTTCTTGCTCGATGTTTATAGCGTAGCTCATTAGAGTACGCGCGTAAAAATCTTGGTATTCCTGTTCAACGCTTGACTTAATCCCTGCGGTTGCGCCAATCATAGAAGCAGGCACTCCAAAGATTCGCGCGATTTCCTCGCTGCTAAATTTACGGGTCTCAAGATACTGCGCCTCTTCAGGGCTTAGGCTTAATTTTTCCATCTTGATTCCGTTAGGAAGCACAGCGCTACGGCTTGCCCCATCGATAACATCGTCGAGGGATTTTTTCAAAGGCCCTGCTTGATCTATTTTAATTTGTGCGTCTGACGTTAACAAAAATTTCAATACTCCATTTTTATAAACGCCTGCGCTCTGGCTGATTGCTGCCAAGTCAATGCCTAAAGTTTCAGCGTGCAATACTACTGGGCTCAAACCTACCAAAGGATTGTCGCCACACATTCCTTTAAAGTGTAGCATTTCAGTAGCAGGGATCATGCCCGGGTATCCTGCCAGTGTAACCTTGTAGAATAAAAGGCCGTCCTGCATAACAGGGGTAACGTACTGCGGCGCGATTGGATGCAACTCGATGCCGATGTTTCGCACATCGCGATTAATAAAAGCGTAAGCGTTACCAGTTAGCGCCAAGTGGCTAGTCATGTACTTGGTAAAATCGTATTTAGTTTGATAGGGATTCGGCTCGTTAGTTAAAGCTGTGGCGTAATGGATTATAATTTGATCCCTATTCTGCCCGTCATCTTTATACAACTTTAGCCCAAGCCCCGCGATTCCATCCGCAATAACTCTAACGCAAGCGTGCACGGATGCAATGCTTAACGCCGTTGTATTATTTACGGCTTGGCCGCTTTTGGTTTGATAGCCAAAAATATTGTTTAAGGTATTTACAAACCAGTCCGCGGGTTGCGTTAGCATTGACCGCTTTTCTGTTTTCCGTTCCCAAAATCTTAAATTCATCGGTGCAAATTACAACTCCTTAAATTCTGCCTTGTTAACAAATCTTATTTATTGCGCCCCTGGGCTAGCCACCTGCAAAGAGCCGAGCGAAATACATCGTAGTTTTTATAGCGTGGCACGCCGTACCTTTCCAGATACTCTGCCTCGGTTGCGTTATAGGCATCCTCGTAAGTCCTGAACTTTGGCAGGTTAAAATAATACTTGTTCATAAAATCGTCAACGAATCTCATAAGCTTATAAACCAGAAGTCTGTTTCTTTTTCTTTGGCAGCGTCTTGCATAGCCGTGCCCAATGCCATTACAATAGATACAGGCCCATCGACCTTATCGCCGCTCTTTGCTTTGTTAATCTTAATATTGCCCGCAGGATCATTAGCAAGTAATACGTTACCCATCATCCAACGGGTAACTGGGTTGCCATCGTGTTTAAGTCTGCCGTCCTTTACTAGGCGCTCGAGTTCCTTAGTCGGGCTGCTCATTGAAATAAAACCCTGACCAAACGGAAACATTTGCAAGCCCTCGTTTTGTAAATCAATTACAAGCTGCGAAGCGTTGAAACGATCGTAAGCAATATCTTTAATTTCAAACTCTAAAGCCAAATCTAATATTTGCGCTTTGATAAAATTATAATCCGTTACGTTTCCCTCGGTTGCAATTATCTGGCCGTCTGCAATCCATTGCCTAATACTTGCCCCTGCCGCATCCTTTCTTTTGTATGCTGCCTCGCTTGGCAGAAAATACCAAGTGCGAATAGCCGAGGCCTCGGGCCAATATAAAGTAAACGCGCAAAAGTCTCCAGTGCTCGCCAAATCCAAACCGCCGTAGCAAATCCCGTCTAGCTGTTGAGACTCGGCGCATTCCATCCAAGTACTGTCATTAATCCAAGTCATGGCCGTATCTGTCCACACATTTAGCAGTTTGGTTTTAAATTCAACTTCTTTGTGTACAAATTCCTTTGCCTCGGTTAGTGCCTGCTCTAACTGACGCGGGTAAACGCTTACGCCCCAATTAGGATTGGCCTTTGCCCAGTTTGCCGAGTCGGTCCAGTCGTCGCCTTCGTCGAGCGTGTAAATTACAGAAAATAAAGCATCGTCCTTAATCGCCCCAGATAAAACAGATGCGCAGTAATTGCGATGTTTATAACACGGCGACTCACGATTAAAGCCCGCGGTTGTTATCGTAAATAACAACGGTTGCCTCCTTGCCCCCATCGAGTTGCGCAATACGTTATAAAGCTCATCGTTAGGGTGCGCGTGGTATTCGTCAATTACTGCAAAGTGCGTATTTAGTCCGTCCTGTTTACTTGGGTTCCATTCGAGGGGCTTATACACCGATTGCCCGTAAAGTATGCGCCGATTGTTTACACTGTTGTTAACGGTTAACGATTCTGCTAGCCAGTCGACATTTTGGCAAACCCTAACAGACTCTGCAAATACCATCATTGCCTGATCTAACTTTGTAGCTGCGCTATAAACTTGCGCTGCACTTTCGCCGTCGGCCATTAAGCCGTAAAGCATAACAGCACTGGAGAAAGTAGATTTGCCATTTTTTCGGGGGACCTCAACATAAGCCCGCGTAAATCTTCGGCTGCCGTCGGGATTAAGAAACCCAAACAGATTCCAAACAATAAACGCCTGCCACCCTTCCAACTTAAAGGGCTTGCCGGCATAGTCTCCAGTGCTGTGCTCAAGCTGTTCTATAAAGTCGATGGCGTGCTGCGCGTAATTCTCGGAAAAACCCCAACCACTTGCGCGGTCCGTTACATAGCGGTTAACAGCATTGCGCACGTGTTCGCACACAACTACGCGCCCACTCACTACGCCCTCAATATACTGCTCAGCTATTCGCAAAGAAATAATCTAAAGCTATCTGCGCAAGGTATTGGTTTCTGTAAAGGTGCGGCGTATCGCTCCAAAGGCCATCCTTGCCACATGGCTTAAAGCCGCTGCCTTGATCTCGGCTAACGATAAAATGCAAGCCGCTTGGCTCAACTCTAAAGGTTACGCTTTCTGTCAATTCCACTGGCTCGGTTGTTTCAATTTTCTTTTTCATGCTATTTTTGATTTTTGTAAAAGTTCCAATTTAGATACAGGTGCGCTCTTGCCTGTTTCAATCTTGCCCCTCGCGCTTGGCGTTACTCCAAATAGTTGCCCCATTTGTGTAGCTTGCTTAAGTGCCCGGCTGCGAACATCGTACCAGGGGCTAATCACTTTATCGCCGAAACGATTTAACACAACTTCGCCCTCCGCCTCTGTCATTCCGCACGCTTTCTTATAAAGTCCTAACTCGTTGCAGTACCCGGCAACTAATCCAAGATCAACGCCTGTTAACAAATGATTGTTTTTCAATTCCTTGCAAGTGATATCCCAATACTCAAAGCCTAAAGCGTTTAAGTGCGCAGGCGGTTGCGGTACCCCTTCGCTTAGTTCGACGATCATAGGCGCAAGCAATTCCCTGCTTGGGCTTAGCGTTCCCTTCATTACCTTAATTTCGGTAGGTATTCGTGGCCTTCCTTTCATATTTACAAATATAGTCTAAAATTTAGTACATTTATTTTTGCACGGGTGTGAAAGAAAATAAGACCCGCGGTTTTGAGCACGTACGTCATAGATTATTACCCCCGTATGGGGTCGCATTTCTTTCTCGCGCGGACTTGGAAGCATGGCACGAATTGCACAGCGGTTGTAAGTTATCCATTGACCAGAACTCGCCACCTAATCGCACTGGCTCGATGTGGTCTACCATCTGTGCAACTGTCAGCAATCCCAACGATTCACAGTTAACGCATAGCGGATTGCATTGCAGCACCTGCTCGCGCACGTTACGCCATCGCGTTGTATTGTATCGGACCTCGACGAAAGAACCTTTAACGTAAGGACGCTTAGGCTTTCCCTTATCTCCCTTTGGTTTGTTAACGCTTGGCATCTAGGCTAAGGATTAGGTCCTGAAACTCTGCTAAGGTGCGCACTATTTTATAGGGTAATCCTGCCTCAATGCAATGGGCCTCGAACTGTCTTTGATGGGGGCTTTGTATACCTGTCTCAGTCTTAAGCTCAACGAACCCAACCCAACCCCTATGTACTACCATTAAGTCAGCCGCCCCCTTATACAACCCTGTTGCCTTCATCGTTACCGCTGTCATCTTATCCCTTAGCCCTCCATTAGGTATGCTCAGGATCATGCAACGCTTATCGTGGATGACATAGGTATTTTGATACCATAAATAAATACTTTGTTGTAATTGATTCTCATTCATATATATATATTCTTTAGTGTCTATT